TATCCGCTGAAAAACTTGATTCTTTTAATAATTCTCATCTTAAATGGGTTGGATCTGCTTATCAAGTAAAATCTAAAAAATTAAAAAATAACCATATTTATTGATAGTAAATTATTAATAACACATGTCTTTTAATTCAACTGAGTGGAGAAATTTATTATCTAATCATTCAGGATCACAAGTAGGAACTCGATCTTGGTCGGTGTTGGGAAATAGCCAATATCAGGGTGAATATTATGGCACGGTAACTAAAGTATATTCTGGTACTCCTGATACTTATAATATGAAAGTAAGAATTGAAGGGTGTAAGGGTACTTCTAGTAACCCTAAAACTGTTGAAAGTTTTTACTCAGTAACTGGACAGCGCTTTACATTTCAAACTTATTATGCTCCCCAAACCTCTACATTTCTATACCAAACATTAACAAACACTATCTTTAGTACTCCATTTTCTGCATATACATTAGGAACTTTGGCAATTGTTGCTGATACATCCTTTATTACTTTCAATACTTCAGAACAATTTTTTAACCAATCAGGTACAGTAACAGCATTTAATGGAAATAATTCCCATAATTTTTATAATTATTCTCCTTGGGGAGCTTCTCCTTATAGTGGGGGCAGCCCAGGAAGTGATGTTGCTATAGGACGTGGACCTTCTGGTTCACCTTCTTCAGGTTATCCATATCAAAGATATTACATTTTTTCTGGATGTCCTTAATTAATATTATTTAAATGCCAAGAACTACTTATTATTATAAGGATTTTAATGCAAGAGGAAGTGATTTTCAAGGGCAACAATACTTTAAAATTACTGAAGACATTGAGGTTAGAGGTTTAGATGAACCTACTCAATTAATAATGGTACTTAATAAAACGTCTAATCCTGATAATACTGTTTTTTATTCAATAAGATGGTCTTGGAGTACATATGTTACGACAGATAGAAATCTACAACCACAAAATGGAGGTTATTTTAATAAGTGGCAAAAGGTTAAAAATCAAATAACTAGGGCAGAGGAGATACGAGAGGATGGACTAGGAATCTTTTTCGAGAATTATAAAAGTCTTTATGAGGCTATTTATAATACAGCTGATGTAATAAAACCTTATTCCACTCTTTATAAAACAAAACAAACCCGACCTCCATTTGCAACAAACCAACTCACCGAGCAACATTTTTATTACTTTTCTAATTCAAAAACAAATGGTTCACTCGTTACAGTAAGTTGGGACTCAAGCAGGAATTGTAATATGATGGGGCTTTCATTAGTTACAGGAAATAAAGATCAAAGCGCTAAAAATCCAATTAAAGCAGCTTATACGTTGTGGAACTCTTCTGAATATGCTCAGAATTATGGTAATATTTTTGATGAACTTTATTATTTTAATATATATAATAAGAAGCAAGCAGAAGGAGAAAATCTGTCCCCTTTTTGGTATGAAGAAAGTGGTGGTGGTGGAATTGATGAAATCGCCACTCCGGTGTTTGATTCAGGGCGATAATTCAAGATAGTTTTTATATGAATAAAAAAGTTATATTAATAGTACGTGAAGGATGTCAATTATGTGAAGTATTAGAATATGAACTAGTACATAATGAAAAACTCGAAGTTCTTATTTTTTCAGATATCACTCATCCTGATGTATTTCAAGAATTTACTCAACGTTTTGGTATTAGTAGATATCCTGCTATACAAGTAGATGAGGGCACTGATTTTATTACAATACATGCAGATCCTAATTTTATAGAATCTACTAGTGGTGCTGGTTCTAGTATGAATAAAAAATTGTTTTACTTTGAAAATACAGTTAACAAACAAATAAGTAAACTAAAAGAACTACTTAAAGACTAATTTGGAAACGCCCTTAGCAGGACGTATATTTATATATAATTAAATACGTTATGCTACAAGCTGAACAGATCAAACAAAACTGGGACACGTTCCTAAACATAATCGATACGCATATCACTGGCGAACGCAAGGATAAGCTACTCGAATTTTACAAGCAATATGAAGATAGATTTATATTGCTTCCTGCTTCTCATAAAAAAGCTTATCACAACTGCTTTCCAGGCGGCTACATCGACCACGTGCTGCGCGTTATAGAATGTTCTCTCAAATTAGATAAGGTTTGGAGAGAAATGGGTATGGCAGATACTTATACAACTGAAGAATTAGTATTTTCTGCTATCAATCACGATTTAGGTAAGTTTGGTAATCTAGAACAAACATCTGTTTTCGATAACGATAATGAGTGGGAGATTAAAAATAGAGGTGAATTATATAAGTTTAATACTAATATTACTTATATGTCTGTTCCAGATAGAAGTTTACATATCTTATTTTCACTTGGTATTCCAATGAGTGAAAACGAATATATTGCTATTAAAACACATGATGGTATGTATGATGAAGCAAATAAATCATATTTATTATCTTATATGCCTGAAACTAAACCACGTTCGTCTTTACTTTACGTTTTACATCATGCTGATATGATGTCTGCTCGTATTGAGTATGAACGTGAGTGGTTACCTAAACTAGTAAAGGGCAATACAAGTAAACCTCCTAAAAAAGAATTTGTCTTAAATAAATCAGGACAATCAGCCCAAAAACAAAAAGCACTTAAAACAATGGGCAACGATAATCTAGCTAACATTTTAAAAAATATATAATATGAATTGGGGAATAGTAGCTATTATACTTTGGATAGCAACAATTATAGGTTATTTTGTTCGTAACCTAATGGTTCAAAATGAGAAATTAACTCGTTTAATAGAAGAAAGAGATATTTACATTAATAATCTTGATGCTGTAGTTGAAGATATTAATAAGCGTCTTCAAGAAATTGATAATAGAGGCACATTTGCTAGTGATGATGAAGTAGGTTTTTTCTTTAATAGCCTAAAGCAAATGTCTGAAACACTAAACGTGTATAAAATAAGAAAATAACAAATGGTAAAAAATACAATTGATGAATTGTTAAAGGACGATAATGTGTCCCTTACAAAACGAGGTACTATACGTAAACGTAAACCAAAAGAATCAAATATTTATTTTACTTCAGATACTGAAGAAGCAATTTTAGAGTACTTACGAGCTAAAAGTCCAGCTAAACGCAATAAAATATTTAATGAACGTATTAACTATGCTTTCCATAAATTAGCGGAAAACATTATTCATACATTTAAATTCTATTATACTGAAGTAAATACAATTGATGAACTTAAGCATGAGGTAGTAGCGTTTTTACTTGAAAAATTACACTTATATAAGCAAGAAAAAGGTAAAGCATATTCGTATTTCGGTACAATTGCTAAACGTTATTTAATCTTATATAATAATGCTAATTATAAAAAATTAAAAGAAAAAGCTGAAGTAAATGCTGTAGATGAAGATAAATCTACTTTTATTAGTTTAATAAATGAAGAAAATAATAATATATCTATTAATAATTTTATTGATGCATTTATTATTCATGTTGATAAAAATTTATCTAAATATTTTCCCAAAGATGATGATATTAAAACAGCAGATGCCATATTGGAATTATTCAGGAGACGTGAAAATTTAGATATATTTAATAAAAAAGGCATATACATTTACATAAGGGAGATAACAAATCAATCAACTCCTCAAATTACTAAGATAATTAAAAAATTAAAAACAATATATAAAAGCTTACTTTCGCAATATCTTGAGCACGATAGAATACTTGATGCTTAAAAGTTTCATAAGATAATATTTATTATCAAAACATGTATGGATTTTAACCAAGTAACATTATTCGGGAATAAAACGTTCGCCGATTTACTTAAAGAAATTTATAATAATTCTAAAGATAAAGAAAAGCAAATTTCCGCTTTAATTCAGGGTTTAAAACCATTAATCGAATCCCCAGGTGATGCCACTCTTATTGTTCCATTAATTAAAGAATACATGGAAATAGCTGTTAAAAACGATGAGGCATTGATTAAAATGGCTGGTATCGTTCAACGCGCTATGATGAATGCAAGTGCAAATGAGGATTTACTTTTAAGTGACGCCGATAAGGAAATGTTATTTAAAAGTTTAGATGAATTGGGTACAAATGTTAAACAAACTGAAATAAAAGAAGCAGATGTCATTAACTCCTAATTTTGGTGGAGATATAGCTGGTTTAGGTCAGTCAAGTAAACGCGGCGGGAAAGCCCAAATATTTCCCGCTAGGGTTAAGGATATTGTATTACAACCTAGTACAGATCCTAATTCATTATTTTATCAAAATAGAGGATATCCTGCTATTGGTTTTATATCATTTCACCCTTTATATTCTGTTGTTGATTCAAATAATAAGGCTAATTTAGTAGCTGCACCAATGGATGTAAACATTAGGCGTTTGCCTTTAATTAATGAAATTGTATTAATAATACAATCAGCAGATATATTAAACGATAATCCTCAAGCGCAAAAATATTATTATTTAAATAATGTTAATGTTTGGAATAGTATACATCATAATGGTTTTCCCGATTTACAAAATTTAAATACTACACAAAAACCAGAAGAACTACTTGGATATATAAGTACTGAAAATGGGTTAGTAAAAAAACAAGATGATTCACCTAAAGATTTATATTTAGGAAATACATTTGTTGAAGATCCACAAATTAGAAACTTATATCCTGTTGAAGGTGATACAATGATTGAAGGTCGTTTTGGTAATTCAATTCGTTTTTCTCACACATCAATTTCTCCATCTCAATCAGTAGTAAGCCCCTGGAGTAAATCAGGACGTAATACAAGTCCTATTACTATTATTCGTAATGGCCAAACAAAACCTGCTTCATCTATAAGATGGACTCCTGTATTTGAAGACATTGATGGTGATGCATCATCAATTTATCTTACTAATGGGCAGGAAATTAATATGACTCTTGCTTCTAAAAACTTAGCATCATATAATATGGTTGTAACTTCAACACCTACAGTAGTTCAGATCCCTAATGTTGTATCACAACCTCAAAACCAATCCTTAAATCAATCAGAAGAGGAAGAATTAAAATTAGCTACTTCTCAATCATTAATAGAAGCTCCCGCTGTATTAACTAGACCAGTAACAGCTTCTATAGCAATAACTGCTTCTCAAGCTCCTAATAATTCAACAACTCAAAATCCTTCCCCAACTTCATCAGTAAATCCCTCACCAGAAAAAACACCTACATCAGGTCCTGGTTCTTCTAAATATGAACCTATCCCTGAATCTAAATTAGGACCATTAACATGGGCAGGTGAAGAAGTTCAAGTATTAAATTATCAAGAAAATTATTCTCAATTAGAAGAAGATGAGTCTCAATATTGGGATATGAATCCACCATCTATTAATATTCCTAAGGCATTAGAAAAATTTATACTAGATATACCCCCATCTGGACCTGCTGGAAGTTCATACACACCAGGAGCTACTGTTGCAGAAGCTAATTTAACTCCTGCCCAAATTGAACAAGCTAAAGCAATAGCTTTAAAAACTGGTTTAGATATAGTTCCTGGAAGTTATACTAATAATGCTGGTAAGGTAATATCATTAGTTGTAGTAGGTAGTCAAGTAATAGAAATCGAAGCAGCTAAAGCATTTATAGTAATGGCTGCTGCTGCTAAAGCCTCCGGTGTTAATATTAGAATTAGTAGTGGATATAGACCTCCAATTACACCTGTAAGTTGTAAATCTAGTAAAGGTGTAGATCTTAAATTTACAGCTCAATATCAATTGAGAACAGTTGATAGATGGACAGGTAAATGTGGAGCATATAACGATAATCAAAGGATGAATGCTGGCGCTAGTTGTTTCCATCCAGCAACTGCTGCTCCTCGTAAATCTAAACATGGAGATGGAATTGCTATAGATATCAACACTGGAGGATTCTCATCTAAATCACCATCTACAAGTGCTTTAACTAATGTATTTGTATGGATGGCTTTAAATGGTTGGAAATATGGATTTGTTAGAACAGTGTCAACAGAAACATGGCATTGGGAATATCATCCACAATTAGCAAAACAAGGACCATACGTTAAATTAGGAGGAAAACCAGATAATAACTTTAAAAGAACTATGACTCTTGCTGGTTTAACATATGATTTAGGAAATATTAAAGTAGTATAAAATGGCATACACTCCAGAATTTCCATATAAAGGTGATCAAGCAATTATAACATCAGGGCGAGTATTATTAAATGCTAAGGATGATTCTGTGTTTATATTTGCTAAAAAATCAATAGGTTTTTCTTCAGCTGGTACTATTAATTTTGATAGTGATGATGCATGTATTATTAATTCACCTAAAATTTATTTAGGATTAAATGCAACTGAACCACTAGTTAGAGGGGGAAGATTAGCTGATTATTTAGGAGATTTAAATGATTCTTTAGTTCTATTAGCTAAGGCTTTATCGAAAGTAAAAGGTGTACCTAGTGGTACTCCCTTTGCTGCATTAAACGTTGCAGGAACTGATTTATTAAAAACAATTGAATTACTATCTACTCAAGTAGATGGTTTACTTTCAAAAAATAATTTTACTCTGTAAATGGCTGACCCAATTATAAATAGTAATCCTAATCCTAATCAGGCGCCAATTCAATCTACTCCACCTGCTGCACCCACTCCTTCTCCAGCGGCTGGTTCAACTACACCTGCGGCTGCAGTAAAACCTCTTTCTCAACAAGAGGAATTTGCATTACAAGATCAAGGAATTGCCACAGGTGACTTAGCAAAAACAAAAACACTAGACGAAGTAGTTATAGTTGCCCCTGCTTCAAAAAGCAGAAAAAAACTTAGAAAAAAAGAAAGGGACGTAATAAAAGAACTTAAAGGAGTAACTCCAATGGATTATCCTTATATTGATAGTGCTCCATTAGGTAAATTTTTACAAAATGCTTCGAACTACGCTATTCAAATAAGTAAAGACATAAAGAAAGTAATAGTTAAAGCATCAGACAAAGTTGAAACAATAAATGAAATTGATTTATGTAATTTAGTAAGTTATTTTCTTACACAAGCTTTACCCTCAGGATCTAATGTAGAGCAACAATTTCAAAAAGTAAAAGATCAAGCTACTGAATTATTACAGAAAATAGAAGAAACAGAACAAAAAATTACTAATCAACCTTTTACTAAATCTTCTATAGCTCCTCCTGCTAATGCTTTAACAGGAAGTGTTACTTCATCAAGTGCAACTACTAATGTAAATAGTGGGGCACCTGCTCCAACTAACATAGCTGCTCAAAACGCAAATTATGGTGGCAGTGGAGCATTTAATACACCCCCTACCCCCGCTGTTCAATCTGTAACAGGAGGAAATAATGGAACATCTGCTACAATAGGCAGCACTTTAGATGCAATACGTTCAGTAAAGGGACTTATTGATGGTTTAAATATCCCCACTCCAGTATTAAGAGTAATTCCTGGGGGAGGTAAATTACTAAGTTCATTAAAAAGAATTAATGAACAAATCCCCACTAACATAAGTAATTTTCCTAATCAGGATTTACAAAAAATTACTCAATCATTTTCTGAGTTAAAAAATATATTATCTGGTATTTCAATTGCTGAAAATCCTGCTGATTTATTAGCAGTATTTCAAGCGAAAAATGCCATAACTAAATTACAGGATAAAATAAATCCTGTTAAACTTATTCCTGCATTAAACGAAATTGTAAAATCACTTGAAGTTTTAAGTAAAGTTTTAAATACAATTACAAGTTATTTAGGTAAAATAGCTACTGTTATAAGAACGTTAAACACAATTGTAAATGTATTTAAAATTTTAATTAAATATATTCGTCTATTGCCTCTACCCGCTCGTTTTTTAACTTCTGGAATTATATCTACTCTTAGTAATATAGCAGATAAATTAGACGAAAAAGTAAAAAAAATAGCTTCTACTTTATCTCAAGTATCTTATTTCTTATCTACATTTGTTTCTATAATATCAGGTATTAATAGAAAATTAGCTGTATTAGTTTTAGAGTTAAGAATTTTATTACAAAACCTCAAAAAATGTAAAAAAACAACTAATCTTCCTATAACTAAAAAATTAGAAGCAGCAACGTTAGTTTTAGAAAATAGTTTAGCTGCTTTAGAAGATGTTTTACCAAAAACTAATCCAAATAAAAAGATTATATATAAAGGATTTACTTTAGAAATTATTGAAGAACAAGTAACTGATGAAGGTATTTCTATAAATAGAAGATATGGTGTTGCTTTAAATGCAAGAGGAGTAGTAGTTGTTCAAACTAAATTAACATTTGCTACTAATCTTGATATAATAAGAAATGAATTACGCTATTTAATTGATGCAAATAATCTTAATGCTAATCCAGTTAATCAAAATACAACAAGTGAAGAAGATCAAATTCTTGCAGATCTTGATTTACCAAGTGAACAAGACCAAATAAATGATGCTGCTGAAGCTCAAGCACAAATTGATAATTTAATTAAACAGATTCCTGCTGAAGAAAATCTTAAAAAAGAACGTAGTAAAAAAGATAAACGTAAGTTTAGACGTTTGGTACGTGTAGTTAAAAGATACAGAGTAACAGAAATATTTGGTAAAAGATTTACTAAAGAAGAAATTAAAGCTAAAGTATTAAATAAAAATAGATTTGACCAATTTGACGAATCTGATTTCGAAGAAGCATGGAAAGCCAGCCAATCATCCATTAACATTGCGCTGAAATAACTTATGTAAATAAATTATGATTTTGTAAATATTTATATATATGAAAGTCGAAACATTTAGAAAATTAATAAGAGAAGAGGTAAAACGCGCGCTTCGTGAAGAATTACCATCTTTACTTACTGAAGTTATTGAACAACCTAAAGGGGTAGCTAAACCAGGTCGTGCTTTTAGTGGTTTATTTGAAGAAATGGATCATAAAATTAAACAACCTATGGTTGAATCTACAGGTAACCCAATGCTCGATTTAATTAATGAAACAAAAATGAGCATGGTTGCAGGTGGTGAAGAATGGAAATCAATAGGTAATTTTGATTCAAATAATATTAATAGTTATCGTGCTGAAATGATGTCCGCATTTGGTGGAGCTCCTGCCGTAGAATCAGTTGATCAAATGATGGCAACTGCTCGCCCTTCAGCTGATATTAATCAAGTTCAAATCAATGCCGTTCCTGATTTTAGTAAAATGATGGGCGCTTTAAAAGAAAAAGGTAAACTATAATGCCCGCTGTAAATTACATATTTCGTAATAACCTAGATGGTAATAAAAGACCAAGCACTGGAGTAGGTATTTCTTTACCTTTTGATGGTCCAACAGGTATTAATCAAACATTTACTACTCAAGAAGCTATAAAATCTAATTTACTTAATTATTTTTTAACTGATAATAGAGAAAGAGTATTTAATCCTAATTTTGGATCAGGCATAAGAGGTATGTTATTTGAACAAATCACTACTTCTTCTACTAGTGAATTAAAACAGATGGTTTCAAATGAAATTGCTATTTACTTTCCAAACATTATAGTTAAAAATTTAGAAATAACTCCTCTTTATGATAATAATACAATCCAAATATATTTTCGCTATTCAGTAGCATTGACTAACATAGAAGATGAAATTCAAGTAACATTCCAAAATGCCACATTAAATGCCAACATCTAAAAAAGTATCATATATAAATAAAGATTTTGATACGTTTAAACAACAACTTATTAATTTTGCTAAAACGTATTATCCACAGTCATACAATGATTTTACTGAGGCCTCACCTGGTATGATGTTTATTGAGCAAGCTTCTTATGTAGGAGATGTTTTATCATTTTATTCTGATAATCAAATTCAAGAAAATTTTGTTCAGTTTGCTAAACAAAGAAGAAGTTTATTAGCGGCTGCTTACAGAGGAGGTTATATTCCTAAGGTAACAGCTGCCTCTACTACTTTAGTAGATATATATCAAATTATTCCTTCACAAATTGTTTTTGGTCAATCTGTTCCTAATTGGGATTATGCTTTAATTATTGAACAAGGTGCTCAACTTTCATATATTAATGACCCTACTATAAAATTTTATATTGAAAATAAAATAGATTTTACACAATCCGGGTCATTTTCTCCTACTGAATTAACAGTACGTTCACTTAATAATATAAACCAACCAGACTTTTACTTATTAAAAAAACAAGCATTAGCAGTAGCTGGTACTATAAAAACTACTACTTTTACTTTTGGTGCTCCTGAAAAATTTCCAACTGTTACTATTAATGATAATCAAATTATAGAGATAATAGATATAGTAGATGAAGATGGAAACAAATATTATGAAGTACCTTATTTAGCTCAAGAAACTATATTTACTCCTGAAGAAAATACAATATTAAATGATCCTAATTTATATCAATATAGAGATCAAGTTCCATATTTATTAAAATTACAAAAAGTTTCAAGACGTTTTGTTAGTAGATTTTTATCTGATGATACCTTACAATTACAATTTGGAGCTGGAATTTCAAATGATGCTGATGAATATATTACTCCAAATTCGGAAAACGTAGGTATAGGTTTACCTTATGGAGTTGATAAAATGACTACAGCTTATGATCCATCTAACTTTATGTATACAAAGACATATGGTGTTGCTCCTTCTAATACAACATTAACAGTTACTTATTTAGCTGGAGGTGGGGTTACATCAAATATTCCTTCAAACACATTAGGTTTAATTGCCTCAGGTAGTATTTCATTTTATGGAAGTAATTTAAATGCTGCTCTTTCTACTAATGTTCAACAATCATTAATATTTAATAATCCCAACGCGGCTACAGGAGGTGGTGATGGTGATACAAATGATGACTTAAGACTAAATACTCTTGCATCGTACCCTACTCAGTTACGTACTGTAACTAAAGATGACTATTTAATTAGAGCTTTATCTATGAATCCTAAGTATGGTGTTGTATCTAAGGCATATGTTACTCAAGAAAAAGCAGTTACACAAAATACATTTGCGGAAATAGAAAATAATCCTTTTGCCTTAAATTTGTACGTATTATCAAAAAATAATCAAAACAAACTCGAGCCACCTACATTAGCATTAAAACAAAATTTAAAAACATTTTTAGGTGAATATAGAATATTAACAGATGCTATTAATATTATTGATGCCTTTATTATAAACATTGGCATAGATTTTGATATCGTTGTTAGACCAAAATATAATAATAGAGATGTATTAAATAGATGTTTAACAACATTAAATGATTATTTTTCTATAGAAAATTGGCAAATAAATCAACCTATAATTCTTGCCACTATATATAGTTTACTTGATACAATAGAAGGTGTTCAAACTGTACAAAACGTTGATATTTACAATATTGTAGGAGAATCAACAGGATATTCTAAATATGCTTATGATATTAAAGCTGCTACAATTAATGGAATTGTTTATCCTTCATTAGATCCAAGCATTTTTGAAGTAAAATTCCCCGGAAATGATATTCAAGGTAGAGTAGTTAACTTCTAAAGAGTAACAAGTAAGTATATTTATATAGGATTAAGTATACTTATGGCAGTTTATAAAATATTCCCCGAAAAAGATGCATTCATTTGGAATGAACAACCTGTTCAAAATACGGGCCGCGATGAAATTCTTCAAATTTCAACGTATAATAATCCCGATACAGTTAATAATAATTTAAATACATTACCCTCAGCAACTAGAGCATTAGTTAAGTTTTCACTTTCTCAAATAAATCAAGTAATAACTTTAGTTAATGAAGATAATGCTTTTTCGCAACTAACTGCTTCTTTTCAATTATATTTAGCAAACGCTTCCAATTTACCTCAAAATTATACTTTAGTAGCTAACGCTATTTCTCAATCATGGGAAATGGGCACGGGACGACTAGCAGACAGGCCAAGAACAACAAACGGAGTTTCTTGGACTTATCGTTCTACTTCTGCTTCTTTTGTTGAATGGCAAACTTCAAGTTTTCAAGCTAATGTAACTTCTTCAGACAATGGTATACAAAGAGGAGGAGGTAATTGGTATATTGTACCCTCATCCTCTCAAACATTTAATTATACCTCAAATAAAGATACTAATTTTGATGTTACTCAAATGGTTAAATACTGGTATAGTCATAGTCAAGGATATTTAGCTGGTGAATCTTTTGGTAATGAAGGATTTATTATTAGATATACAGCAAGTCAAGAATTTAATACAGCGAGTATTCAACAATTAGATTTCTTTTCAATGGATACTCATACTATTTATCCTCCAACTTTAGAACTCAAATGGCCTGATTATACTTTTAATACTGGTTCTTCATCAATTGTGAATAATAACCAATTTATTACTACTATAGGTAATTTACAGGAAGAAATACCTGAAAATTCAATATATAGATTTAATGTATATTCAAGAGATCAATTTCCTACTCATTCATTTCAAACTCAATCTGTATACTTAAATACTAAACTTTTACCAACAAATAGTTTTTGGTCATTAGTTGATTTAAATACAGAAGAAGTTATAATTGATTTTAGTAATTGTACAAGATTAAGCTCAACCCCAGAGTATAATTATTTTGATGTTTATATGAACGGATTAGAACCAGAAAGATATTATCAAATATTAATTAAAACTCAAATTGGTAAACAGGAAATAATTATTGATAATCCATCATATTATTTTAAAGTTGTAAGATAATGAGTCAAGAAGTTCAATTAACTAAAAAGGTATATGGAAGAGGTTTATATCCTCAAGTTGTAGATACTACTTTTAATCAATTAATTCCACCTGCTGCTCCACCCCCACAAGCACTTACAGTGCCCGAGTTTTTTGAAGCATATGATAATTTATTTTATGAAATTCCAATAGAAGGAGATATTAATTCTCACACTTATTTAGTAACTAGAAGTTCTGAATATATTGGGGCAACAGTTCAAAATAATGAAGTAAATGGGTTATTAGAAGAAATTAACTCATTAAGACAAGAACTTCTTGATGCAAATAAAACAATTTTAGATTTGACGATAAATAGGGCAGGTTAATGGAAAATATTAATGTTCAAAATATAAATTACATAGAGGTACCTGAAAACCAAGAATATACTCCTAAAGATCAGGGGGTATTAAATTCAATTTTTATAACTAAAAATTTTGGTTTAGATACTGATTGTATTGAAAACTTTATTTATTCTCCTTCTGGTGAATTACTTGCTTCAAATTATAATTTTACAAATTATAAAGTATATCTTACTTACGAAAGTTCAGATACATTTAACCAATTATATATATCTCCTGAAAATGATGTTAAAACAAATGGCATTAATCAGGGTACAGTTAATTCAATTTATTATTTTTACAGAAAATTATTTAATAGTTCTTCAAGTAAAAAATTTTTAATTAAAGATATTTCTTCTGATAGGACAGAATTACGTGTTATTTTACCATCAGTATCTGTAGATGATTTACAATTAGATTTTATTGGATGGTCAAATTTAGTTAACTCTAGAAATTATTATAGTGATTTTGTACTTAATTTTGGAAATAATATTACATTAATTGGCGTTAATCTAGCTTTTGAAGATAGTTTAGTTCCTACTTTATTGGTTAAATTATACGAACCTTTACCTTTTCAATTTAATAATAATGATACATTTTGGCTGGTAGAAGAAGTATCTGATCCTATTACTTATGAAGTTACAATTCAACAAGAATTTGTAAATGTAATAGAATCAACTCAATTAAGAGGTCCAAATATTACTATTGATATTGAAGATAAACCAAATTTATCAACTGAAAAATTTAGTTTAGATGAATTACGTTCTACAGAAGTAACATCTTCATTACAACAATTAGTATCTTTATTTGATGAAACAAGTGCTGACATTAATATTGAGTATGAAAATCCTGATGGTTCAACTGCTTTTGCAAATTTTGTTCATTTTTCTTCCGCAGCTGAACGTTTAACAAATTTTAAATATAAATTAACATTAATACAAGGTTATCAAAGTGATATTAATGTTTTAAATAATACAATTGCTTCTCCTTTTATATCTCAAAGTAAAGCTCCTTTACAAGCTAAAATTGATGAAATAATTAAGCATTTTGATAATTACGAATATTTTTTATATTATGATTCATCATCAGCAGCATGGCCCAAAGTAAATAGTAGTCAACCTTATGTTTTATACTCAGTAACAAGTTCAACGGCATTAACTTGGTTTGGTGATGATAATTATGATCAGCCTTATTATGGTGGGCAATATTTATCTGCTTCAGTTTACGATAATTTAAATTCCAATTATGTTTGGAATACAATGCCTTCTTATATAGTAAGTGATCCACAAAATGCTATTATTAAGTTATTTGTTTCAATGTTAGGTCAACACTATGATTACCTTTGGACTTATATTAGAGCAATTACTGATATTCAAAGTGGAGATAATAGACTAGAACATGGTATTTCAAAAGATTTAGTAGGGGCTGCTTTACAATCTTTTGGTATTAAATTATATGGTAATAACCGTAATAATGAAGATATTTATACTGCTCTTTTAGGCATAACACCTTCAGGCTCATTACTGCCCTCAACGGGTTCATTATTAATTACTGATTATGTAACAGCTTCCTACCAAACTATTCCAGATAGTAATTTAGTAGCTGAAGGATATAAACGTTTATATCATAACTTACCTTATTTATTAAAAGCAAAAGGTACTTATAATGGTTTAAGAATATTAATGAATTGTTTTGGTATTCCCTCAACTTTACTTCGTGTAGACGAATATGGTGGAAATATTAAAACAACGGGTTCTATAGAAACATACTTTGAACGTTTTGCTTTCCAAACTGATTTTGAAGGATATGGTAATATTAATGTTCCTTGGTTACCTTCACTAGCACAATTTATTGACACAGGTGATCCAAATCTAATGCCTGATGCTATCGAATTTAGACTAAAAACACCAGGTATTCCTACAACAGGAAGTTTTACAGAACCGGTATTCCAAGTAGGTAAAGATTCTAATTTTAGATTTGGTGTTAAACTTGCTTATAGTCAATCATATAATAATTATGTAAGTGGAACTGTTCAATCACCAGCTTCCCCCTACTATAATCAACGATTAGGAAGTAACTTTCAAGAGTATGGTTTAATGCAATTAGTAATGTCTGGCTCTCAAGGATATTGCTATAGTACTCCTATTTATTTGCCTTTTTTTAATGGAAATTGGTGGAGTATTTTATTATATAGAGAAAATCCAGCATCTGATAATATATCAAATAACACGTATTGGTTAGTAGCTAAAAATTCAATTTATCAAGGAGGAGACGGAACCACAGTTGGTTTTCAAGCATCATCATCAATTTATGTAATGGGTGCTGTTTCTTCTTCTTATAATAATTCATGGAACTATTATAATTCTACTCCTGTTGTTTCGGCATCATTAATTCCTACTGATGCTTATCTAGGTGGTACTGGAAGTAATAACGTATTAGCTCCAAATGGGGTTGGATTTACAGGTTCATTTCAAGATTTAAGATATTGGAGAAGAACACTTGGATTAGAGTCATTTAACAAACACGTATTAAACCCAATGTCAATTCAAAATGACCAATTTTCGGGTTCAAATGACTCTTATAACGATTTAGTATTCCGTTTAGGTCTAGGTAATGATCTAATGGCTACTCCTAATGGTCTTACATTTACAGGTAGTGCTTACAGTGTAGACCCCTATGGAAATGCTTATTATTTAACAGCTTCTTACACAGCATCAGATGCTTATTTACAATCAGTTCACCCTGCGATTACAGGTACTGTTGCTCCAACAGCCTCATTTATATTTCCTCTTAACACATCAGGATATACTATTGACCTGTATAATGTTAGTACGTATCAGCTTATCTTAAGTGGAAGCCCTACAGGTATATATAGTGGATCTTTCTATAGTGGAAGTTACTACTCAGGTTCAACAACATATGATTTATATACTTTCTCATTTGGTATAAACAATTCAGGAAGTCAAGGTGATACTACATACTATGCTTTACAATCAGCTCCTAATGTAGGTGCTATTTCTCCTGTTGATGATAAAATAAGAATTATAGAACAAAATTTAATAACAGGAAGTACTTTATCACCTTTTATAAGTATAACCCAGCCTCAACTTAATCCAATTACCCCAGATTTTCCTTATTTAGATGTAAGTTTATCTCCTCAAAATTCAATTGATTATGATATTATTAATCAATTAGGATATTGGAACATTGATGAATATATAGGTAATCCTTTAGAAGCTCAAAGTTCTTTTTATCAAAGTCTTAATACATTTAGAAATTATTATTTTAAAAAATACATTCAAAAATATAATGTTCTTGATATAATGAGATTATTAGGATATTTTGATAACTCATTATTTAAAATGATTAAAAATTGGGTTCCTGGTCGTGCTGCTTTAGCTTCGGGAGTTATTATTAGACCTAACTTGCTCGAAAGAGTTAAAACTCAAAGATTTGAGCCTGATTTTTATACAGGTAGTTATTATACAGGTTCTATTCCAATGGAAGAAATATCTGGCAGTTATAGCTATCAAGTGGATGAAATTACATTTGATTCAAATCATAATGATGTAGCACCAAATGTTCCTCCTCATAGCAACCCATCCCAGTCATTATTTACTAATGAATCAGGAATATATGCTTATAATATTACTGATCAAAGATCTCAATTTAATGGTCAGTATGGTGGGAGTGAAATTATAACTTATACTCAACCTACTTCTAGTATGGTAATGGAAGTTAATAAATTAGATTTATTTGATATTCCTGATGCTCAAGAAATAGCAATTGCTACCACATATTCAGTTTTACCTTTTTTACCAACATTAAATACAGTTAATAATGCTAGAACTACTAATAAACAGTTAGATATAGATTATTCATCTAATCCAAATGTTGCTGTAAATAATAGTTTTATTACAGGTAGATTTGGGGGTAGTTTAACAGGTTCAACCGCTGCTACTCCAAACTCACAACTATCGTTTGCTTTATCTCAACAATCTTCTTCATTTTTAAATGCACCAGTTCAAGATAGTAATTATACTACTACTCCTACTGTTGATTCTAGATATGATGGTGTAAAACTTATAGCTAGAACTTATAATACTTACTCTGTAGGTGATATATCATATGGTAGCTCACCAGTTATTAATAAGAATTCTATTTTATTTAGTTATTTTAAAGAAGTAGTAGCAACAGGTTCTAGTATGATGGTAACTACATCTTCTTTAACCCCTTATATCAGTAATGTTTATATTAAGTATCTTATTGATGCTGAATCAAATGTACTTGAATTAACAAAACAAAATAAAAATATTTTTGAAGTTCAAGAAATATATAATAATCAACAAGCTGTAATTTCATTATTTAATAATCAACAACCATCAAATCAAAAATTCTTAGATGGTTTAAAAGATATATATGCTGGTGGATTTAAATATTCTCCTATTTCTTATAATCCATTAGCCGCTTCTTCGTTACAATATAACCTTACAGAATCTCTAGTAATAACTACTCCAGCAGCAGGTGAAGCAGGAATATTTACTGCGGCTACTGCTCCTGCAGGAGTTGTGCCGGCGAGTGTTGGAATTTCAAGTAGTATATCATTCGTTCCTTCTTATCCTCCTTTTTATAATGGAGAAGTACTTCTTTATCCTACATTTTCTGTTACAAGAACAGGGGCTTTAGCTTCATCCGGTGCTGGAGGTTATTTAAATAACTCTGTTAATGTTTACGTAGGTTTTTCATCTTCTTTTCAAGTAACTTTTGGCCATTGGAATGATAATATGCCTGCAACTCCAACAGTTTTTTTAGGAGGATATAGTTTAGATAATGTGGTTTCTCAATCATCTTCTCCTTTCACTATTGTATATGGAACTTTTTATGGTAATTTGCCTGCAATTTCTATTCCAGCAGGAGTACTTTCAGTAACGTATGTAGCTAGTCCTTTATACATTTTTATAGATGGTAATGGTACTAATTTTTATAATGCTACTTATAATGCATATGGTGGTCCAAACTCATTATCATTAGTTGATAGTGGTGCTGGTTCATCTGCTATCACGCAACAAGCAACTTCTTTAGTAACCCAAATTGTTTCAGGAGCAATAGATCCTGGATTTGATGGTGGAGGTCATAGATATTTCTTTAAAAGAGATTTATCGGGTTCATTTAATTATCTTACAGCTTCTGATTCAATGTCTTATTATTATGGAACATTTATTCAATCTAGATCATTAAATATGTCTCAATCTGGATATGAACTTATTGAAGAACCATTTACAATTAATAGGGGTGATTTATTTAGATTTTATGAATATGCTAGTAATAGTTGGCCAAAAGCTTTTGAACGTGAAGTAAAAAGTATATATGTTCCTACATCAGGCGAATTTTCTGCAGGTAAAAGAATGATTATTGAATTTGACGAACAAATTGACCCAAGATCATGCTTTGACTATTTGAACCCTTCAAGTTCAGATGCTTGTTATCAAGTTCAAAAATTTATTATAATGAAAAAAACACCTGATGAAACTAATATTACTCTTAATTACCAAAAACAACCAGGTGTAACTTCTGATGGTATTATATTACCAGCTGATGCTCCTACATCATTAAGAGATAAAGCAGGTAATATTGTAAAACAACTTAAGGCACAAAATCTAATTTAGAAATACAAAAACATTATATTTATATATAGTAAACATTAAAACATGGGATATTTAAATTCAACTACAGTAACAGTAGATGCAATATTAACAACAAAAGGTAGACAGTTATTAGCTGCAAATGATGGTTCATTTAGAATTACTCAATTTGCTTTATCTGATGACGAGATTGATTATACTTTATACAACCCTAACCATCCTTCGGGTTCCGCTTTTTATGGTGAAGCTATTGAGGCAATGCCAATTATTGAGGCTTTTCCCGATGAAACGCAAATTATGAAATATAAATTATTTACTGCTCCTCGTGGAACAGCTAAATTACCTGTAATTGATATTGGTTATGCTTCAATTAGCCTAAGACAAGGTGCTACATTATCAATTACACCCCAAACACTTAATTATTTAGGTGCTGCTACTACCTTTGAATCTTCTGGTTATACAGCTACTATAGGTGATGTTAGAACATTATCTCAGTTTAATGGTGTAGGTATTAATACACCTGAAGTGGCTGCTTTAAATACTTCTACTACAATAGGAACCATAGTAAGTAAAACAGTAATAGGTACTACAATTAATATGACAGGTACAACTGTTAATACTTTATTTGGTTCAACAGCAACTTCTCTTTTTACCCAATTAATCATTACAGGTAGAGATTCAGGTGCTCGTTTAACAGTCCCCGTAACAATTACAAAAGTAACACAATAATAAAATATGAGCTATATACAATTAAATCCTGAAGATTTTGTAGTAAGTGCAGATTCAGTTACAACCACACTATGGTCAAATGCTACTCCTACATTAACTACATTTTTTACTTCATCAACAGGAGTAGGTGGAACTACTACTGGTTCTGCTAATTACTTAAATGTATACCAATCAAATCCTGCGTTAACGGCAAGTGCAGAAATTCAGTTTTCTATCGCTTATGGTAGAGTAGATAGTTCAGGTTCAGCTCCTTACAATTTATTAGTTCCTAATAATACTCCTACAAGAGTAACTTATGGACAATATAGAACATTAGTTAATGGTGATGAAAATACAAATTTTAACTTTGGATTAAATAATACAAGTTCAGTAGATTTATATGTAATTAACATTGAAAGAGCTCGTTACAAAGATCATTTATTCTTAGGTACATTTAATTTAAGATTATCTTGTTTAGGTGGGGGTGGTAATTTACCTACTCCTCATACTGGATCTATTGTATTAACAAATAATAGTAATAACGTATCAACAGTTACTTATTGCGATGCAGGTAGAGTTTATGATATAGTAAGTGGCACAAATGGTACTGCTATTACAACAGCATCATTTCCAGGAGTTTCTGCTGGTTATACTCCTTCAGGATCTTATGGTAAATACTTACCTGATGTTGGTTTAATTTTATTAAACCCAAGAGCATTAGCTTTACCTTTTGCTTCAGGAGGTGTAAATATTCAACCATATTCAGCTTCTGTTGCTACAACTTATAATGGTGATTTAACAGGACCTTCTGGCTCAATTGCTAGATTATTCCAATCAATTTCAGGATCATTATCTTCTGGTTCATTTCAAATTAATAGTGAAGAACAAATTAGTTCAGATTATGTGTTTGTAAGAGCTATAAATTCAGATTTTAATTATTCAACAAACCCCTCTATTATTAGTGGTAGTGGTGAATTTATATATCCATCATTAGTAAATAATCCTCAAACTTACCCAACAACAGTAGGTTTGTATAATGATAATAATGAATTATTAGCAGTAGCTAAATTGTCAAAAGCCTTACCAAAGGATTTTACAAAAGAAATATATATTCGTGTTAAGTTAGATTTCTAATGAATGAGTTTTGCATACAAAACATTAAAAGGATCCGATATTTCGATATCGCCGTATATTGCCAATAAGCAATATACCTTTCCGAGCAATAGTTTATCTAGCTCTGGAATAATAGTTTATACTGGTGAATACGATCCTCAATATATTATAAGCGGAACAGTTTATAATGCTTTTGATCCTATTAATGATGTAAAAAACAATGGCCAGTATAGAAGATTAATTTTTGATTCAATTCAAAAATTATATTACCAAAACTACATTTCAGGATCACAATCAGGTTCATTTTTTGTATCTTCTTCATATGAAAATTATAACCAAACGACCTTAGCATCTGGCGCTTTTGATGCTACAGTAGTAAAAATTTTTAATACTAATACTTCATCTGCTACTCAACCTAAAATTAGAGTAATTTCTATTCCCCAAGACATTTATGGTAATGGTGTTCAACCAGGTACCTTTATAATTTCAAGTTCCACTTATTATATTCAAGATGATGGTCAAGGCAATTTATGGGATTATATAAACTCCGGGTCAATTTATAATGAAGGACCTTATAGTGGATCTTGGTATGCTGGGGTAAATGATACAAAAACATACATTGGAAACATAGTTTATTCCCCAGGATTTGCTATTATAACAAATCCAGATTACTTATGTTTTTATCCTTCTGATCCTGTTGCTTTAAATGATAATTATGTAATATTAAATGTTTCTCAAAGGGG